GTACGCGACTGATCCAAATTATGGCGCAAAGCTGTCATCAATAGCCAACATGATTGGCGAGGATATTTTGCCGAAAGGAACAAGCATGGCAACTCCAATGGATAGGGCGCGCGAAGAAGAGCTGCGCTTGCAGATGCTGGCCAGCGGAACGGTCCCACAAGCAGCGCCACGCGCGCCGCTGTCAGCGCTTCGGCAGGATCGCCCGCAGGCAGCGGCAGCGCCGCAGCAGCGCAGAAGCGGCTTCGGCGGCATCATGGATTATCTTGGCACGCCAAGCCCGACAACGGGTCTAAGCAGAGCGGAGCAATTTGCTGCGGCGCTCGATCCGCTCATCATGCCGGAGATGCGTGCTGGCGAGGCGATCAGGGCGCGCGGCGCGCAGCGGCAGGCGACTGCAACGAAGAACAAGACGGTCGAGTATCTGCGCAGGATGGGGTACAACGATTATGCTGATGCCGTGGAGAGCGGGGCGATTGGCGCAAAGGATATTATGAATGCGCTAATCAGCAAGTCGCTGGAGACGCCCGCTAAAGTTTCTGGCGCTGAAGATAAAATCAGAAGGCTAATGGAAACTGGCCTTGATCGCACAACTGCCATAGCAATAGCGGATGGGAGATTGACCACTAGCCAAGACCCGATAACAGGCCAAGTGCAGCTAATAGATAAAGGCACAGGCAATGTCATTGCCCCAAGCGTGCCTCAATCTGTTGCCGCAGAGGTAGAGACTTCTGATGCTGCCCCCACAGGTCAGTTTGAGAGGCTTGATCCAACTCTTGCCACGGGCGCGCGTGGGTGGGCTAATTTTTACCTAAACAAAGTGACTGACGCTATTGGAGCGGGGCAAGTTGCGGGCGAGGCGGGCGAAGTGGCTGAAGCGATGAATGTGTTGAAGCTTGAGACTTTGGCTCTTGCCGACACCCAATTCGCTGGGAAGCCCACAAACTTTATCAGGGAAAGGGTCGAAGAGTTTTTGACCATATCTCCCTCAGACATTGGCACTGGCCCAGATGCAGCTAGAAAAAAAGCAGATAAAGTCATTAATATGCTGGAAAGAACGTTAAGCAATGCAGACGCAATATCAAAAGACTCAACCGCTCCAGCGGCTGCCAGACAGTCTGCTCAATCCTCGCTTCAACCAGTTAAGGATCTTCTGACCGAATATCGATCTCTTAAAAACGCAATAGATAGCAAGCTAAACCCAGCCTCAAGCCCCGCAGTTGATCCTGCTGAGATTAACTTGATGAATTCATTACTACAGCAGAATGGGTCTCAATAATGGCAGACGCTACATTTGAAAACGCCTTGAAGGCCATGAGGATCGCGCATGACAAGGGCGACATGGAGTCGGCAAGAAAAATGGCCCGACTCGCAAAAACACTGCAAGCCGAGGCAGAAGTGCAGACGTCCGTTGAAGAGGGTGATGGATTTACCGCACAGATGAATAAATCTATTGCCGAGGGCATTGGCGGACTGGTTGATTTTGTAAACCCATTTGACGAATACACAGGCTCCGCGACAACTGGCTTAAAGAACTTAATGGCCGCTGGCGGGGTTAGAGTTGCTGAAGGTGAGGCAGAAGGTTTTGTGGAAAACCTTGGGGCGGGGATTGGATCTGCCGCTGCTGCCGCTGTTCCTGTGGCTAAAGGTGTGCAGGCTTTGCAGGCCGCGCCAAGCCTTATTGGGCAGGTAGCCAGAACAGTATCTCCGCAGCTTGCAACAACTGGCGGGTTTGCAGCTGAGCTTGCTGCTGGTGGCGCTGCTGCCACTGCCGCAGAAGAAGCAGAGCGCAGGGGATATAGCGAGCCAGTGCAACAGATTGCTGGTCTCGCGGGTGGCTTGACCCCCGCGGCAGTTGGCCCAGCATTAAGAGCCGCCGGACGTGGTTCGGCTGCTGTTGCTAGAGCCACGCCTTTCCTTGGGACTGGAATAAGCGCCACTGCCGGTGCTGTTGCGCCGTTTACGCAAGCTGGCGCTAGGCGTTTGGCTGGGGAGCGTGTTCGTGAGCTTGCTGGCGGTAGAGAAAGAGCCATAGAAGTCGCAGGAAGAATTAGATCAGGCGACACTGAGCTTGGTTTGACGCCTGCCGAGCAAACAAACGAAGCAAAACTTATTGAGTTGCAGCGCGCAGCAATGCAGCAAGACCCAAAAGTCGCAGAGGCAATATCCCAGCGCCAGTTTGAAGCCGAAACAGCCGCAAGAGAAGGTCTTGAGTTTGGGGGCAGGGTTGAAGATGCACAGGCATTTGTAGCCCAACGCCAAGCTGAGTTTTCAGACACACTTGACAACTATATCGCTGCCGCCAGAGCATCAGCGCAAAAGAAAATACCAGCCTCAGAAACTGACTCAATTAAGGCCAGCAATATTGTTGCCGATGAGCTGCGCAGAGCTGAAAAAATTGCCAAAGCAAATCAGAAAATGCTTTGGGATAAGATACCTGATGAAGTTGAGATGGATGTGTCTGGCATAAGGTCAACCATTCAGTCCTTGACTGAGGGAGCAACTAGAATAGGCCGAAAAAACATTCCGGCAGAAGCAAATTCATTTTTAAAAGCTACTGCCGCTCAAGGCACTGACAGGGTAAAAGAAGTAAACTCTTTATACACGGCCATGCGTGACACTGCGAGAAATGCAGTGTCCGGCGACAAGGTAAATAGGGATCAGGCCAGAATAGCCAATCAGATAGCTGACTCTATTCTTGCAAGCTTAGATGACATTAGGCCAGATACCGACGTGAATAGGGCAATCGTTGAGGCCCGCACATTTAGCCGCCAGATGCACGACAAGTTTTCTAAGGGAACAGCTGGTAAGCTTTTAAAAAGAACCGTGCGGGGCGAAGAAGCAACGCCAAGGGAGCTTACGCTGCAAAGCACTATTGGGGCCGGTGGAGATAAAGGCTTCTTAGCGCAGCAGGATATTCTTGCCGCCGTCAGAAGCGCGCCAGACACAGGCGAAGCGACAAACGCTACTGCAAATTACTTGCGCAACATTTTTAACGAAAAAGTGTTTACTGGCGATCAATTCTCAAGATCAGCAGCAGAAAACTTCTTAACGACAAATAAGCGATTATTAGACGAGTTCCCCAACGTAAGGTCTGAGATTGAGCAATCAATATCTAGCCAGCAACGGGTTAGAGACGTTACAGATCGCGGCGCTGATTTGTCAAAATCTATAAAAGAAAGCACATCCGCTAAGTTTGCTGCGTCAAACCCAGAAAGAGCAATAGACGCCGTTATATCCGCGCCAAACCCAACCAAGGCGATGGCTAATCTGATTGCGTCTGCAAAGAAAGACAAAACAGGCGCAGCATTAGAGGGCGTAAAGCGGGCAATATCTAAGGCTTTAATATCAAGGTCAACAAGGGTTCTTGAAGTCGCGGGCGAGGCTGGTGCTACATCAGAGCTTCGCGGAACTAGATTGTCCGAGGCATTGAGCGACGAGGTATTAGGTGGCATTGCCCAGCAAGCATTGTCTAAAGGCGAAATGTCTAGGTTGCGCATAATCTCAAAAGAACTTGAAAAGCTAGACAAGGCTAGGGTTTTGTCATCTACCGGCAACACAATGGCGATGTTTAAGCCAAATGTTATATCTTCTGTCGCAGGGCGTATCCTTGCGGCTAGATATGGCGCTCAATTAGGTGGCGGGCTTGGCGGCAGCTTGCAATCAGCGCAAATTGCGTCTGGTCGGGTTCAACAATTTTTAGAAAACATTACAAACTCAAAAGCGCAAAGGCTGCTGATCGATGCCGTGCAAGACCCTGATATAATGAAGGATCTTTTGCTGGATGTAAGTAATCCTAAAAACTTTGCCAGAATAGAAAAGACAATGGCACCCTATATCGTTGGCGCAATAGCTGGAACTGAGGAACAATAATATGCAACCACAACCAAAAGATCGCCGCGAGATAGAAAGCATTGTTCAGAATGCGATCAGCGAGGCCGTTGACTTCGTAGAAAGCGAGATCAGCGAAGATCGCATCAAGGCGCAACGCTACTACGACGGCGAGGTTGATATTGGCCACGAAGACGGGCGCAGCAAGGTTGTGGCCACAAAGGTACGGGATACCGTACGCTCTGTGAAGCCAAGCCTAATGCGGATCTTCATGTCCACCGCGAGGCCGGTAGAGTTTATCCCGAAGGGTCCAGAAGACGTTGCATTGGCCGAGCAGGCCACCAGCTACATCCAGCACGAGTTTACGCGTCTAAACGGCTACCGCGTGCTAAACGACGCCTTCCAAGACGCCATGGTTAAGAAGCAGGGCATCGTGAAGGCGTATTGGCACGACTACCCCGTGGCCGAGATATACACCTACACCGACCTATCTGATGACGAATACACGTTTCTGATCCAAGAAGATGACGTGGAGGTGATCGAGCATACGATGGAAATGTCCATCGAGATCGACGAGATGGGCATGGACATCGAGCTTCCTGTCCATTCGGTCAAGATCAGCCGCACTGAGATGAAGGGCGAGCTGCGCATAGAAAGCATCCCGCCAGAAGAGTTTTTCGTAAACCGCGACTGCCGGTCATTCGATGACGCATATGTCGTGGCGCACCGCACAGACATGCGCGTAGGCGATCTAGTCGAGATGGGCTTCGACTTCGAGGTCATATCCAACCTGACGCCATTTGACGGCACAAACGACATGTCTGGCGCAGAGGTGCTTGAGCGCCAAGGCTACGAGGAAGACCTGTCAGACGAAGACGAGCTAGACCCCGCCATGAAGCTTGTCGGCATCACGGAAGCCTACATGCGTATGGATGTGGACGGAACCGGCGTGCCGGTGCTGTACAAGTTTCTCTGCGGCGGCACATCATATGAGCTGCTAGACTTCATGCCGTGCGACGAGATCCCGTTTGCCAAGTTTGAGATCGACCCAGAGCCACACAGCTGGTACGGACACAGCCTGTCCGAGTTGGTGGAAAATGACCAAGACGCCGCGACGTCTATTCTGCGCGGCATCTTGGATAACGTGGCGATGACCAACAATCCGCGCATTGGCATCGTGGACGGCGCAGTAAATATCGACGACGTCCTAAATAACGAGATTGGCTCACTTGTGCGGATGCGCCAAGCCGGATCTGTGCAGGATCTCAGCGTGCCATTTGTTGCGGGCCAGACGCTATCTGCGCTGGCATATATGGATCAGCTGACCGAGCAGAAGACGGGCGTCACAAGCGCCTCTGTGGGGCTTAACCCTGACGCATTGCAGTCTACCACCAAGGCAGCCGTTCAGGCGTCTGTGCAGGCCGCTGCGGGCCAGACAGAGGTGATGGTGCGCA